ATCGTTGACCTCTAAGTCACCCTGCCAGAAGATATGTAAGCTGGATCCTATCACAGATATTTGTACAGTCTGTGGTAGGACCATGCAGCAGATCCAGGCCTGGACTATATATACTGATGAGCAACGCTCACATATTATGAAAGACCTTAAAGCTAAAAGGAAATTAAAAAATGAATTGGGAAGAATTAATTGATGTAGTATCTGAGTTAGTTAAAGATGCTGATATACGCAAGCAGATTTATACTAGAATGATCGATATGCACACTCACTATAGTGAAGATTTAAAAGATAATATGGGTATTGATCCTGCGTGGGATGATGCAATTAAAAATTATATCGATACAGACCAAGAAGAGACTGACGAAGATGATTATAACTATGATTACGAAGAAGAGGAATGAGGATCGTAGGAATTGACTATAGTCTTAGCAGTCCTTGTATATGTATTTCTGATTGTAGCACTAATAACTATTATGATTGCAGAATATTTTTCTTAACAAATATCAAGAAATATAATTTAGATATTGATAATATACAAGGTGATCTTCATCCAGATTATTCCTGTGAAGAAGAAAGATATTATAACATTGCCAATTGGGTATTGACAAAGCTACAAGAAACCGATATCATATACATTGAAGGTTATTCTATGGGTTCTACAGGTAGGGTATTCAATATAGGCGAGAACGCCGGCCTCTTGAAGCATTACTTATGGAAGCGCAATCATCAATATAATCTTGTTCCTCCTACTGTGATAAAGAAGTTTGCTACAGGAAAAGGTAATGCTAACAAAGAAGCACTACAAGAAGTATTCTTAAAAGAGACCGGTTATAATATCAAAGAAAAATTCAATATGACTGAAAAGCAGTGGAATCCTTCCTCTGATATAATTGACAGTTATTTTATCTGTAAGTATGGCATAGCAACGGAGAACGAAAATGTGGAAATGGTTTAAGAAGATTTTTATCGGCGAATTCAATAAGATTGAAGCAACAGTGAACGATCAGATCACTGACTCGGTCACTCAGGTTAAAGAACAACTGGACAAAAAAATTGATAAGTTCATTGATAATATTCAATCTGATGATGTCAAACCCAAAAAGAAACCCAAGATCTTTGAGAGCCCCGACGGCGGCAAGACCATATATTCTCGTGACATAGGCGGCACAGAAAAGACTCTGGTCAAAAAATCAAAGAAAAATGGAAAAAAGTAACACTATCACAGTAGCTACAGATGGCAGTCTCCCAGTTGTTGTGGGAGATTGCCCATCATGTGGCTCTGGAGATAGATCGATGATATTGATTGATTATGTACCCAATCTCAAGAATGATATCGATAGTACGGTATATCTCAAATGTATCTGTTGTAATACCATACATCAACGCAAAGTTAAAGATTTAGTAGAGGAATAGAAGATGGGCAAGAAGAGAACAAGAAGCAAGGTAGTGTCTAAAGGTTTGCGCTCTAGCGTATCAAGGCAAACACTGAAAGCTGTCAGCAGGAACGTACCAGAAATTGAGAAGGTACTGAATAAACTAAAGCACTGGTCCAGAGGCAAGCGCACCATGGTGACTATTGCCAACCCCAACAAGAATGAGAAAAATAAACCTTTCATCAAGGTAGAAGGCAACCATTCGGCAGCATTCGGTCCCTGGAAACGGATTGAAAAAGAAAAGAACAACCTGTGATGATAAGAATATATGGGAAGCACAACTGCAACTGGTGTGTTAAATCTAGAGAGTTGCTTAATATGTACGGTATTCAATATGAATATATTATCGTGGGTGAAGGCATAGGAATAACAGAGCTATTGGAGATGTATCCAGGCTCGAAGACCGTTCCTATCATAGAAGTTGACGGCAAAAAACTAGGTGGTTATGAAGAATTAGCAAGGTATGTGGAGGAAACAAAGAATGATTACGGACACTCTATCTAAATCAAACATAAAGAATATGCTTACTACAGACATCGTTAATGTCAAGTTTAAGAAAGCAGACGGGTCTGAACGGTTGATGAAATGCACTCTTCTTGAAGGATGGGTGAAAGAGTATGAAAAAAAGTCAGAAAAAACACGCCCTGTATCAGAAGATACACTATCTGTATGGGATGTAGAGAAGAATGGATGGCGCTCTTTTCGCTATGACTCTATTATTGAAATATATAAATAAAAGATATATTCAATAATATAAGGATCGATTATGTCCGAAGATTTCACAATGCCACTGATGGCCAAAGCGATAGCAGGCCTAGGTGGCTTAATTGGTGGGACTGCTTTCATGGTATTTTATAGACCGACAAATGTTTGGGATGCCGCTGTGAGATCTGGACTTAGCACAACGACTGCGATACTTGGTTGTGCTCCGCTATTAGAATGGATGCAGCTGTCTATTACTACTGATAATGTATTGGCAGCTGCAGCTTTCATAGGATTTGTATCCTGGAGTGTTTTGTCATTTGCTGCCAATATATTGATGAACATACAGGATGAAAAGGTTGAATTAAAACTTCCAGAGTTTTTGATACGTAAAGATAAAAAATAATCAATAGGTGATTTTATTATGGTAGAAGTGAACGAATTGAATAAGAATGCTCGTGGCGGCACGGAGCTAATGCAGGAACGTCTTCACAGGAGCATCCCTGCAGAATTGCTGAACAAGTTTCAGATCATACCTTCTAGGGTCCGAGAGCTAGATCCCGATAAGAAGAAGATCCTTTGGTTGCATGATCTACCTCATGACCCTGAATCTGAACACCTTAAAGATCCCGAACTTCGTAAGCGTTTTTCAAAGATCGTAGCTGTGTCTGACTGGCAGATGCAGATGTACAATATCATCAGCGGCGTCCCCTATGCCGAGAGCTTCGTGATCAAGAATGCTATCGACCCCATCCCGCTAGAGAAGAAAGAATACAACGGCACAGTCAACCTGATCTACCATACCACACCCCATCGTGGCCTAGAGATACTGATTCCGGTGTTCGAAGAACTCAGCAGGATCCATGACAACATCCATCTAGATGTCTATTCATCTTTCAGCATCTATGGATGGGAAGAACGAGACAGGCAATATCAGCAACTGTTTGATCGTTGCAGAGCGCATCCCAAGATCACATATCATGGTGCTGTCCCCAACGAGGAAATCCGGCAAGCTCTCGTCAAGTCACACATCTTTGCATACCCATCGATCTGGCCAGAGACAAGCTGTCTTGCCGCAATCGAGGCGATGTCTGCCATGAACTTGGTGGTGTGTCCTAACTTTGCTGCTCTCTCAGAGACATGTTCGAACTTTGCTATGATGTATCAGTTCAATGAGAACAAGAACCTGCATGCAGTTCAGTTCGCACATACGCTGGATATCGCTATCAAGACCGTGATCCAGAACCGCGGGACGACATATCCTTATCTGGATTTTCAGAAGCAATATTTTGATTATTTCTACAGCTGGGAAAAAAGAAAAGGAGAGTGGTTAGCTCTCCTTAACTCCTTGGATAATGATTGAAGATTCAATTCTTTATGAATTAGGATTGTCTCTTTTGACCTGAGCATTTCTGACCTGCAGGATCTGCTGACGGTTCAGGAAGTCAACCCAACCGTAGGGCGTGTCTCCACCTTCCCAGGCATGTAGCATACGCAGATGGCCGGGATTGATATATTTGAATCCGCGCTTGGCAAATTCTGCAGCACACATCAATTTCCAATCTTCAAAAGTGGTGTTCTTGTTAGTATGTACAACATTGCGTTGGTTCTGCATAATAGACATGGTGTTTCCTTTGGGTTGATCAGTATTCTTTAAAATCGGTATTTTCAGTATATCCGAGATGATACTCAAATATTTCTTCTTCAGTCAGTTTGACGATTTTCTCGCCGTATTCGCTGTTTGCTGTCCACCAATGTGGGTCGCGAGACCTGAGATAGTATGAATCTGCTGCACCACGATCATACAACGATCCGCTACGCTTGCGATCAAACTGTGGTTGATCGTTCATTTTTTAGACTCTAGAAAATTGATCAGACTAGATATTGCGTTATCTATAGCGGATATGTAATGAAGTATCGTATATTGATTTAAAGTTTCATCATCTGACAATATCCATTCAATTTCAAGTTCAAGCTTGCTTTGAACTTCACGCAGGCTCATTAGAGCCAATTGAGATTCTCCGGTCATATTAGGCAACTTTCTGTTGAAGACGAGAAAAATAATTCTGTTCATGCTTAGCATCCGCCTTCTGCTTTTCTTGCAGCTGTTCGGCAAGGATGAACTTGGCGATGTTCATGTATTTGCGGGCTTTATCCGGATCATCAAATTCTAGCATCGTCTGTGCATCTGAGAGGATACCCATGATGGTCATCTCGATGCCAACCATCTTGGTGGTGATGCAGTCCATGATGTTGATGCGGATATCGTCCTGGGACATTCCGTAGCACTTGCGTTCAAATTCAGTCATTTTGTTTTCCTGTGTTCTCATCATATTATTAATATAAGGTATTTTAATAAAAATGTCAACCGTTATCATGCCGGACCGTTTAAAAACTTTCTAGCATCTTTTCCACAGAATGCTTCGATGATGCCAAAGTACCAATCTTCGTTCTTTTCACGGAGGATATCCAGGGGTGCCTTGCTGCCATAAGGGGAAACCTGAGTAAAATATTCATCCTGTGTATGGTTGGCCACAAGCTCCTTGAGGAACTTGGCCTTGGTAAATGGGCTCTTGGAATACTTGAAACGACCAACAAACCGACGTTCGCCATTGTATGGGTAAAACACATAATCACCGGATACTTCAAAGGCCTTACGATCGAACTTCATTTTCATCTCTTTCTCTGTTTTCTTCATATTATAACTATATGACATTCAGACAGAAATGTCAAGCACTTTTTTAAAAAAACTTTTTAAAATTATAGGTTGACATTTACATACATATTTACTATCATGATAATATGATGAAAACACAGGAAAACAAAATGGATCAGGTTTTGCGTGAAGCACTTGACGATGCAGATAAATGGTATGAACTGTATCTTGGTCAGAAACTAGCCAACGAGCGTTTGAATGATAAGATTGCAACGCTTGAGGAAGAGGTTGATAGCCTTAGACAAGTTGTATATGGTTCACCTGACGGAAATTGAGGAGACAGCAAATGGCTAAAGCAGCTACTAAGATTGATAAGATTGCAGCACAGGCAGCTAAACCTAAGATCGTGCGTCTCAAGGGCAAGTACTCTGAGATAGATCTAAAAGCTACTGGTAAGCTTCCAAGCTGGGAAGATCAAGACAAGCTGACAGCAGAACAGTTCCGCAAGCGTTGGCACGCCGCCCGTTACTTTTATTATTATCATCATGATGTCAAGGAATTACGCCCGTTTGTCGTTGACGTTTACGGTGCATCCTGGACCAAGGCGCAGTTAAAGAGCTTTAACAAGCTCAAGGATTGGCAAGTTTCTCCCACGTTGGCTGCTATCTGCAAGGTAGTGATGGACGGTGCTAATTGGGAAATCGAAACCAAAGCTTGGGCAGATAACAAGGTGATTGAAATCCTCGAGACTGGATCTAAGATCGCTGATGAAGTTGAAAAATCTGAGGAACCTAAGAAAGTGATCAACATACAGGATCGCGTGCGAGAACGCGGGTATGACATCATCGGAGACATCGAAGAGCTCCTGGACAAGGGTAAAGCGTTTTCGCTCTATGATTGGTTGCAGAAGAACGAGATTCCTGCCATGTATGCCACCAAGATAATCGATCATTACAAGCCCTGGTTCCTGGAATTGTATGCTGCTGCTACCACTAACGATGCCGATCTCAATCAAGCATATGGTCATATGACCAAGAAAGATATGAAAGATCGTATCATATTCTTCACTAAGTTCCTGGAAGACGCAGAACGCTATAGCGGCAACGTCAAGAAGGCTAGAGCTCCTCGTAAGAAGAAGGCACCCACCACAGAAAAACTCTTGAAAAACTTTCAGTATCAGAAAGAGAGCAATGAATATAAGCTACAGTCATGCGATCCTGCAACTATCATCGGTGCTCAGGAGCTCTGGGTGTTCAACACCAAGTACAAGACCCTGGGTGTGTATCGTGCTCGAGGTCCTGCAGGTCTCACCGTTAAACGTACTAGCATCGATGGATACGACAACGATGCTTCCCTGATCAAACGCATAGGTCGCAAGCCAGAAGAATATGTAAAGAAGGTTCTTTCTGGGGGCAAGATCACTCTACGCAAGCTCATGGAAGAGATTAAATCCGAACCAACCACATTTACAGATAGGATAAATACTAATACCGTAATCCTTAAAGTGGTGAGGCAATGACAGAAAACATAGTAAACTTTCCCAATAAAGGCCCAGAGATGTTCCCTTCGACCATCGAAGAATCTCTGGATC